TCGAAATTTTTCTCTTTCTATAACTTTACCGTTTTTATCTAGAAATTCTCCTTTTTGGTTCTTAAGAGTAGCTCTCATGGTAAAACCTTCTAAAGCTTCTTTTAATTCCATCTTCATTTTCTCAGCGGCTAACTTACCACCCTCTTGTGAGAATCGCTTAGAAAGTATCATGTGACCAATCTCTTGAGGTATCTGACCATACTTAGCTTGAGTGATATCAATAAGTATCTCAGTTTTACCGTCTTTTGTTACAAATTCAGCAGCTGATCCATCATCCACCATGCCTTTTCTATCTTCTACAACCTTAAATGTAGTTTTAGGCTTGCTTTTATCAGTGCCACGCATATTGTCAACAGCTTTAAGAACGTTCTCACCTCTCTTGTTCATCTCCTCTGTCATTATCTTAGGATCTTGAGCTCTTCCGTTGTTGGTTATTATATTTAAACGGTTTCGAGCTCCGTAGTACAATTCAGCATGTTTTGTATGCTCAACTTGAAGTTTGTCGTGTTCCTTTCTCTCTTTAGGCGTTAGCTCAGAAACCTCTCTACCGGCCAAAATCTCCTGCTGCTGTGTTTTCGCTGATTTAGCATTATCGCTGGCTTCATTTCTTAGTTTAACTAATTGACCTCTACCCCTCATACCGAGCATTTTACCACCCTTAGCATCTATTGTCCCCTTGTAACCGACTAATGCGAACACAAAGAAATCAACTAAAGCTTGCTTACCTGATTCACTATAATCCCCATAGTTGTCACTAATATGCTTCATGTAACTTTCGTTACCTTTTAAGTTTTCTATTAAACCATGTACTTCGTCTGATGCTTTTATACCAAGCATACCACTAGTACCAGATTTAAAGGTATCCATTAGCGTTTTAGCTCTACTGCTAGAACCTATTGTTGCGGGTAAAACTTTATTAAGTAATTGTCCAACGCCATAAAAAGCAGCACCAGAACCAACGTGATAGTCATCACCCATAACAATACCCATCTTCAACTCTTCATTAAGTACTTTGGCGGTTTGCATTATAACCTTACCTTGAGTAGAGTATTCTAAACCTTGTCCACCAGTTCTTAAAACAGCTTCTTTCCAACCAGCACCACCAACACGAACTTGATTTACCTTCACAAACTTCTTAAGAGACTCACCAGTTTTTAACATTCTCTGCCCAAATCTAGTCGCTGCTGCGGCTGTACCTAAACCACCAGTAACATATTCAATAGCAGCAAACTCAACTATAGCGGGTACAAAAGCAGAAACACCTTCTAACACCGAATAACCAATACCTTTATCAGCCTCTTTAACTTCCTTCTCTGTTAGTTCAACCCCACTATACTCTGCTACATCTTTACCTTCGCTATCCTTAACGACTTTGTAAGAGGTTACACCTCCTAAGTCATCTAAATCTCTTTGTCTACTTTGGTTTTGTGTTTCTATCTTGTATTCAGAATCAAATATATTTACAGCGGCTTCCCCTATGGTTTGCCCGAAGTGGTGAACAGCATCAGCTACATCCTCAACACCGCTATCAACTCTTGAAGAAGGATCTTCATTCATTAAGTATAATCTATTGACAGCATAGTTGTTTGCAATTAACTTTTTACGGTTATTTCTATACGTTCTTAAGTCTTGTACAAAGTTTTTAGAGTAGTCCATTCCTTGGGTATAGGTTTCTATATCACCGTAATCACCCGTTGCACCCGCTAACTGTTGCTCGTCATCAAACTCTAGTAGTCCAAAGTAACCCTCGTCAGAGGCATACTTGTTATTTTTAAGCTCATCTGTTTTCTTACCATCTAAATTAAGTACAGACCAAGTACCATCACTATCTATAAGCGATATATTATCGGCTAAAAATCCATAATCAACGTTATATGTTCTACCAAGAGGAGTTTCACCAGTTTGAGCATAACCTCTTTCAGCAAGCAACCTTTGTGCCCAAACATCGTTTATAACTATATCGACCTTCTCATTACCCTTAACGTCACTAAAATACATGTTTAGTTGGTGATCATCATAAAGTTCTTTTGTTTTAGCACCAAAAGTTTTTACCTCACTCTCCATGTTAGATAAAGCAGCTTGGTATTCCTCAGGTGTCATATTATAACCTCCCTGCATTTTTCTATCCTTAACAGCGTTTAGTAAGTTACCATGCCTATCAACTCTACCTGCTGACTCTGTGTACCAGTTATCAGCGTTCTTTCTCGCGCCGTCAATTTGTGATTCTAAACCCTCAAAAATATCATCACTAACCGTTTCGCCATTCTTTACCTTATCTTGTAGCTGATACCACTGGTCAACTAGAGTAGCTAAATCTAATTCTTCCTTGCTCATCGTAGAGAAGTTTAGCTCTTTTCTCATATTTAAAACATCATCAACCGTATTTCCTTTTACACCAGTATCATTGTATCCTTCTGTATTACCTCTAGAGTTTTCTAGTTTAAAAATCCCGTTGGCATATCTTTTTACAGCATCAGAGTTTCTTTTTATATCAGCCTTTTTATCTACAGCATCCTCTATAATGTGATCCATTTCTACCCTAGATATTTCACTAGCGTTAATGTCTGGAGCCCACTGTCCAAAGAAACCAGTTTCACCAAACTTATTTTTAATAGCTTTAGCTATCTCATTATATTTAGAGTCTTCACCTTGTATGGATTCGTTTTTCTCTGCCTTAACGTTGTATAGAGCATTTTCATTTGCCCCTATTTTTGCCATCTCTTCCTTGTCATCTAGAAAAAGCATTATACTATCTTGTATTTTAGATCTTTGATCTTTAAACTTAGAGCTACCTTCTACTCTCTGTGCAAAAGTGTTTATTTGTTGTGCTGCTAAATCCCATCTAGATAATGACTTGTCAGAACCAGCGCTGAAATTAACGGCATCAAACCAATCACCACTAGTGTTGTTCCAGTTATTTGGTAGATTAATATCCATAGTCTTACCACCTTTATGTGCTCTAACCACGTCTTCTCCAGCTACAGCCTCTTCAAACCATATACCTTTTTTTCTATATATCTCGTTAAGATGTTTTACTGCATTTTTTTCAACCCTCAAGCCGCTACTACCAACAGATTCTTCTTGAAGCTCTGAACCAGATATATCAGTAAAGTTATCATCGTTCATCTCTGGCTGCTTGTTATCCTTCATCCACTGATTCATCTCTGCTGCAACCTTAGCGTCTTTTTCTTCGTTATCATTAATACCAAAGAAACTAGTGTTGTCAAAGCTAAAGCTTTCCTGAAGAGTACCATCGAAATTCTTTATAGTTATATTATCACCAAACCCACTTTGTTCAAAAGAAAAACCCTGCCCACCGTAGTTAGCGTTTAACTTGGTAACAACATCTTCCTCCTCTTCTCCAACTAAATCGCCAGTAATTTCTTGGCCAGTATATTCTACGGCGTCAGGATTACCATTTACAAAATCCTCAAGATTATCGTCTGGTACAGTTACTACCTCGTTATTTAATATATATTGTTTAGCCATTAAAATCTTATTTACTTAAGTTATCACTTATAAACTGCATCATTTCCATCGCTTTTTTCTTGTTGTTTTTATAAAAAGCTGGGCTTGTCATAAATTCATTGCTAATACCATCTATAGTTATTTTAATAGTATCGCCATCAGAAACTTCTAACCCCATATCCGAACCAAAGTTCTGCTTCAAAAACGCTATTGTTTGGGACGGACCAGCTGAGAAAGCGTCTGCAAGATCTTGACCTACTGTTGTGGTATTTTTACCATCAACATTAAGTTTATACTTCTTACTCATATCCTTAAGTATATTTGTTGCAGTAGTATTGTCTGCTCTTTTTTGATCGGCAACCAGTGCTCTAGCGGCTTTACCCTCTTCTGTGTCTGGTAAAACTATGTGACCCCTCATGTTTACTTCGTCTGCAAAAAAGTTTACTTCTTTACCCTTCTTAACATTGAATCCCCCAAGTTTCCCAGCAGAAACTCTAAAACCATTATAGTTGAACGTGCTACCACCTTCTAGTAGTTTTTCGTTAGCAAATGCTGCTGATACTGACAGATCAGTATTCTCTTGTTTACTTACCACGAGTTCGCTTCGTTTCTTGTCTATGTTTAGTTGTGTCTCTTCGTTGGCAAGTTTTGCTTTTTTAAGCGCGTCAGCAGCCTTGTCACCTACTTTAGTTCTATCATATACAGACTTGAGTTGTGGTAGTAGAAAGTTATTTACAAAATCACCTTCATTGTCATTGTAAAAATCTTTTATATTTTCTTTGATGTCTTTAGCAGTAGTCCAACCATTTGGATTTGTATTGACATTATCCTTATTGTCTTTTAACCATTTTTCAGCGTAAGATATAGGCTCGTTTTCATTACCACCGTTAATATCAAACATTAAATCTAGGTTCTCACCAGTTTTCTTACCATCGTTTAATGCTTTTTGAATAGCGGTTCTACCAGCCTCTGTTTTACCCTCCCAAGCTATACCATCTACCTTAAAAGCCTCAAACTGCGATACTATAGCGTTGTAACTACTTTCTGAATCATATAGTTTTAAAGCGCCATTTTGTATATCTTCAGACGTAAATATTTTTGGTTGTCCAAAGTTCTCTGATTCCTTATCTTTCTCCATATAACCATCAACCTTAAAAGTTATATCTCCATCTTTAATTTCCATGTTCTCAAACATCTCCCCACTTATAATAGCATTTAGTAATGCTTTGTTGTCACCAGTAACTTGAGAAGCTAGTTTATCTTTATCCTTTATGGCTTTTGTTCTAACGGTCTTTATGTTCTCGAATATACCATTAATAGAACCTAGGTTATCTTCTATCTTGTTCATACTATTAGTACCCTCACCGTAAGCAAAACTACCCGGATCAAATAAAGAAGCTTTGTTAGCAGCTTTCATAAAGTCTTTACGCATGCTTTTATACCACTTACCAATAGCTTCTCTACCCTCTGGCTCAACCTTGTTTAAGTCAAAATCCTCTGGTAAGTCTTGCATGAACTTAGCTGCTCTAGCCTGTACTTTTCCTTGCCACTCCTCTATATCCTCTTGTATAAAATCCCAAGTTGTTTTTTCAGGTACAGCTAGTTGACTAGCCTGTAAATTACCAGCTAACGATATTAAATCGCTATCACTAACCCCACTATCTATATAATTTTTCTTAGTTGCCATTTTTATATTTTATTTTTAACCAACGTCACCTGGTGCGCTCATCCCGAATATACTACCAAGGTTATTTAATTTATCTTGTCCCCACTCACTACCAGCAACAGAACTACCTAATTGTCCAAGTGAATTCCACATCGAGCCTGTAGCTGAGCTAACGTTGCCAGCGGCAGTTACAGCAGCGGTATTAGCAGCTGTTTCTCTAGCCATACCCATACCATATATTGCTCTAATCCTACTAGCTTCAGAATCCTGTACGTATTGATCGCCTATAGCTATTAGTTTTTCTCTATTAGCCTCGCCGCCAGCTATAGCTTGGTCAACCATTAACTGTCCTTTACCTTTTAGTGTGTCGGCTTGTAGTTGACCCTTACCTCTTAGATCATCTGCCATAAACTGACCCTTGCCAATTAACTCTTGCTTCATGAACTCTCCTTTCATTTTAGCGCTCTGAGTGTCCATAGCTCCCTTAGCTTCTAGTTGTTGGTTTTTCGCTGCTTGATCAGCAGCCATTCTTTTGTTGTTTGATTCTTGAGCGGCAATATTTGCTGCAGCTTTAGCATTGTTATTAGAACTAGTATTAGCTAGTGCCTGTGCTAAACCAGCAATACCAGAACTTCCAGCAGAACTTCTTAATGTATTAAGTATATTAGCAGTTGACTTTGCATTTTCTTCCTGCATAAATCTCGCTGCTTTTTGATCTACAGTTAAGTCCTCAGCTGTATTTTCTAGGTCGCCATATGCATTCTTCATGCTAGCAAATGGGTTTGTAACAGAAGAATAAGGATTACCTTGTTCTGCCCAAGGGTTCTCTATGTTCTCCCAAGGGTTAGCCATACCAGCATATGGGTTAGATATGTTTTCATAAGGATTTTCAAACTCCATCTCCATGTAGGCTTTTTTACCAGCCTCTCTTTCTTTCTTAGCTTCTGCAGCTGCGGCATCAGCTTTTCTTTGTTGTCCTTTAGCCGCTTTACGGTTTTTATAACCACTATAAAGAGATACCGCTGCACCAATAGCAGCTCCAACCCATTTGTTAGGTGATTCACCTGGCTTTGCTCTATTAACTACTCTACCTATAGCCATATTATTGTGTTTTTATTATTCATGTCTTTTGATTGTATATATAATTACACTTATTACGTGTTATTTACTACTAGTTAATGCCCCAACGGTTAAATCTGTTATCTTAGACGTGACCGTTGCATTATTCTCTATTGTTATAGTTGCATACCTACCTTTAACGCCGTTCTGATTTATGTTTTTATTCTTAGCAAACAAAACATAGTCACCGTTACCACTTACACCCGTAGCGTTAGCGTCTTCATTATACGTTATAGTATTGTTTACTCTATCTATAGATAAAATCTTGCCAGCAACTTGTATTGCTTTGGTGTCTTTTACCGTGGATACCTCACTTATAAAAACATTTTCTATACTACCAGTAAAAGTTGCAGACGGTACGAATAATACTGACTGAGTGTAACCACCAGTTCCAGATGTTGGTATAGCCAGGGTCTCAGTGTAAGTTCCGGCAGCAGTCCTAGTTGCTCCAACTATAACTAAAGCACCTTCTCCATACAAATGCATTTTAACACCACCAGTTATGGTTCCGCTTAAAGTATAGGTAACAGTGTATGTTTTGCCACTTTTTAAACCAAATTTATTTGGAGCTATCGCGTACTCACCAGTAGATACTGTAGTTCCTGTTAACTTACCAGATCCTATAGTCCAACCTGTTTCAGTTATCCACTCACCACCAGTAGTATCTGCTGCTTGTGTAATACCGGTAAAAGTAGGATTAACCACTACGTTACCATCGGTATAAGAGTACAGTAGGTCAGTTACTTGGGCTGATGGGTTTATAGCTTGAGCGAAAGTTATTTTTCTATTTGCCATGTTGTTAGTTTGTTAAAAAGTCAGATAATTTAATTGCACTAGAAAAACTAGGGGTACCACTGGGTATAAGTACTTTAAAAGATAGTGTTACCACTGTGGACGAGGTTTGAACTGTTTTTATTAAAGCTATCCTAACTTTATTAGAAGCTATATTAGTAAATGATGAAGATAATTTAGGTTTAGTAGACCTAGCTTTAAGTGTGACAACGCCACTTGAAGCTGTTATAGGTATAACAACGTTGGTGTAGTCGTTATATCTGTTGTCTAGATCATCATAAGCTTGTTCTACAAAACGCTTGCTTAGCGCCATGTTGTTTTTAAAAATCAAGACCTTGTCTGAAAACGTAGTGTTAGACATGTTGGTGGTATCATCCGTGAATGTTAAAGCTTTAAGACCATGCTGAGTTAAAGTCATAGCCAAAACAGCTGGCCCGTTAGACGTTCCGGTTTCAGGCACTATAGTTACAGTCCAAGTTGTATCAGTGGTTCTTGCCGGTATTGGAATCACAACACTAACACTTACTTTACTACCTTCCACAGAAGTTTCTTCATATTCACGAATAGCTATAACCTTGTTTGGTACTATGTTTGAAATACCTGATGCTGTAGCTGTGACTTTAAATTGTGCACCGATTTCACCTCTAACTACTAACTCTAAATTCTGTCTTAAATTACTACACTCAATAGGAAAACTAGTAGAATGTAGTAACAGTGCTGTTGTTGGCGCTGTGGCAACGTTGCCGCTAAAACCAACCACTGCTGGTGCTGAGAAACTTCTAGACCCCTCAAAAGCTGTAAAAGATAGGGTAATCTCACCCCCAATAGCTTGGCCACTTTCGTTGGTTGTAATATTTAAAACCTGGTCAAACTTACCGTTAACTTCACCTGCCTCAGTAGTAATTACCGGTGGTGTAGAGAAAAAATAACCCGCACCAGCACTAAAAGAATATGTAAGCAATGGCGTTGGCTCATCTACGATTACATTAAACGATGCTTGGTCTAAGTTGTCAGAAAAATTACCAGTTTGATCCTCAGAAACCTCACCAGTCGAATCGTTTACAACGTCCACTGCTACGGTTGAAAGCACTACGGCTCTACCAGTTTGTGATGGTACCGGTGTTATTACTACATTTAATGTTACTGATTCTTGTGCCATATTAAGCGTTTTCTATTTTAGTTATACTACCTAATCCTTGGGTAGTGAATTGCTTTGGGTCGGTGTAACCGGTGTTGAATCCTTTTATATAACCAGAGTACTTACCTTCTTTTTCAACAAAACTACCTATATAACCAGATTCTACATCCGTTATAGCCTTGGATATAAACCAACCATATTCCAATGACTTATTTTTAGGCGTTGAGCCTAAGTACTCTAAGGTCCTAAAGTCTTTAACCACTTCAGGTCCATCGTTAAATACAGCTGTTATAGATGATTTGTAACCCGTTGAGTAAAAATTGTTGTATACATCGTTTGTATAATGTTGGTAAAGTGCCCCGTTTTTATAGGTGAAATATTCACCCCTAACGCTCAGGCCTTCTTCTGGAATAAAAGATCTAAAGCTAGACCAACCGTTTGATACATCATTAAAACTTACTGTTGTTTTTTCTTCAAAACTAATCTCACCTGATGCACCACCATTTAAAGTGTCTCTATCTAGCTCTATCACATCGCCATTAACACTTACAACCGTAGAATTAGTCTGAATGTTGCTACCGCTAACATACATGCCAGCAGTTATATTAGGGTCAGCTTCACTAATCTGTATAATTCTTGTAAATTGAAGGTTATAATAAACATCCGCATTGATTTTAGGCAAACTAAGGCTTAAGTTATATTCGTACTTTTTAGCGTCATAAGTTCCTATTAAAAAACCATCACCTCTAATACCGCTATCAAAATACCCCTCCATTCCATTTTTAGATATAGTTGTTAACCCATCTTGAGACAACCTCAAGACAGCTCCTCTATTTCTATCTGTAAAGTAAGATTTGTAACCGTAATTAACAAATGATTCTGGGTTTTTAGAAATACCATACTCACCAACATAAGGTACGTCTTGGCCTAAAACCATATCACTAGCAGTTACATTTGTAGAACCATCAGCGTTATACAGTGAGTTTTTGTTAACTAACATCCTAACTATCTTTTCTTCACACAAAACAGTCATATCAGCGTCTCTAGTGTTTAGTTTTTGTATTGAGCCATAATCTGGGTTTATATCTTTAGTTATGTTATCAGCCATGATAAACTGGTTAAAATCATTTAACCCTGATTTAGAGTTGTATATACCAGAGTGTATTAATCCACTTTCGTGAGATTCTTCCTTAGGCACGGTATCTAGCGTTGTTGACACTATAACACCTTTACTCATTTTAGCTCCGTTAAAAAGATCCTTAACAACGTAGGATTCAACCCCATTCTGAAAATTAAAACAATTTGTAAATGGAATACCACTCCACCCGCCATGCACATTGTTCTTTATATATATAGAAGTGAAACCACTTCCCGGATCAACACTTATAAGATAAGATGTGTAAGACGTACCATCATCGTCTACCCTGTAAATTCTCACCACGTCACTAACTGCAACATCATCGGGCACAGTGTGGTGTAGGCCTAACCTTCCATCAGTACCTATAGTACCAATACTTGAAGTAAAAGTAACATCGTCACTATTGCTATCAACATAATCTATTTCTATTTTACTACCATCATATATGTATGCCACGAAGCTAGATGGGTCATCTCCTTTTACACTTATCGGTATAGATCCACCCGCCTCATAGTATATATCTATATCTTGAATTTCTTTTGATACGGTTTCAAAGACAGCTGGGTTAGTAACAGCTAGAGCATCTGTGTTCGTAACGATATTATCTAAAATAACCATAGTCCTAAATTCAGGGCATGGTTGGTGACCACTAGAACCTTCAGTCCCCGCTGCGCCGGTAGTGCTAATAAAGTATGGCTGAGTAAGATTAAGACCAGCGTCGATCGCACCACTAGGATTTGTTGTTGCGTGGTAGAACGGGTGCCAGCCGCTAGGCCCACTACCGTGTGGTTTATCAAGATACATTTGTATTTGGCGTCTTTTATTGTCATTCTCGGAATAACCAGTACTGTAACTGTGGTTATGGCAATTCCTGTAGTAGTATGTTGATTGTACAGTGTATACCTCTTTATCTGGATCTTCTCTCCAGTAAAACTTCACTGGCGCGGAATCATATTGCTGGTCTGCAATCTCTGCATCCGTATCTTGTGGGCTCCAACCATATAAGCCCCTGTACATATAATTGTAAAACTTTTGATTTCGCGCTAATGCTGATTCTGAATCCCCAGTCCAACTCAAGTGCATGTGTCTAGCTCCAACATCTGCACCACAAGGTATATAACCACTAACTCCTGACGATATATAATGCCCGTTATCAAAATCAGAATTTTGGTAATCATAACCGTCCAAATTCCTCCACAAATGGCCATCTTTACTCACTATACCAGTTTGCCATTGGCCATAATTACTGTGCCAAACAAAAAGATTAGTTCTTGTTCCACCACTTTTAGTGGTTGGTATGTAAAGTCTTGCAGGATTATTATCCTTCCAGTTATTAGCGGGTCCGGGAACTACTGCAGAGCCATTATTAACCCACGTTGCCCCATGAGCAGCTGTGGTAGATCCAGTGTTATCAGCATACAAAGGCGTCCAGTTTCCTAGCTGAGTAATTAAACTTGCATCCCTTGTTGTATTCTGGTATGACCACCAAAAAGAAGCCTCCATTGGTTCTTTGTCAACAAACCAGAAATCATTATTTCCATCAGATGCCCATCTATTAGCATAATCCTCCCAAGTAGCTTCATCTCTACATAAAGTCCCCTGACACGGATCGCCAGTTGCTTGGTGACTAGGTGCACCTCGATCTGTCTCGGCGTAAGTAAGTGGTTGTACCGCTCCACTTCCATCTACAAATTGAGTATCTAGTAATTTCTTTCTACCCTCAGTTACACCACTAAGAACACCGTTGGATAAGCCTGCATTTTCAAGGTTGTTCCACACTGATTGTGATATGTAAGAGTTATTACCAACACTACTCGCGTGAGGCGTTTGGTCTGGAGAAGTGGTACTCATGCCTGTGGTACCATCACTGTAATAATTTGCGTTGTGCGCAAGGTAAGGCAGACGCATTTCCAGAATCTCCTTTTGCTTAGTGTTTCTTCCTTCACACATAACGTAGTTTGCTATCTCTGGTGTTTTTTCAACCTTCACGAAAAACCTTCCTTCGTGGTAATCTTCTGTTTCGTAGACCTCAACATACATTTGTATTTGAACACCACCCACTTGATAGTTACTGCTACTGTCATACCCACCATACAAAACCAAACCGTTGTAATTACCGGAACTATCAACGTCAAACAATCCAGTTCTAATAAAATTAACATCAGCACCCATTGGAGATCCTAGCGAAATCCTATATCTATCCGTAAGAGGTCCAGCGTTACCATTAGAATCTAAAGCGCCCTGTATATTTGTTACCTCATACTTTTCTGAACTTAAACCAAACCTTCTTATGTATATGTACATAGCCTCATCTGGAGCTAGAGTGTAAAAAGAATCTTGCAATCCATTGAACCCAGAGGCTTCCCATCCACTAGTAGAGAAATCTATATAATCATCTCCAGACTGTATATCTCCTCTACGCGGTAACTCTGGCAGTGCGTTGGGTGTGTGTGTACCAAGTAAACCGTGCTCAGTCATATAAGATGTATAATCAATACCACCAGTAGCTGTATCTCCTTCAATAATACCTACTTTATCACAATCGTATGTAGCTACTTTTCTAGATTTAACCTTAACAGCATCAGGCGCTTCGTTCTCTATAGATAATACTTTAATTGAAGTAGGCTTGTCTAAAACATAATCACTACCATGTTTCTTTTTTAGTATTATTTCATCACCTTCTTCTAACTTGTTTCTGTCGTGCGAGAAAAATGACAACCAAACAGTATCATCCTCCGCAGCCCACCATCTATCTAAAACTAAATTACTATAATCACTTGATGATTCTTTTACATAGTGCCTGTAGTATGCGGCCCAAGAAGGTGGTTGAGATAATATTTGTGATTGCAAGAGCAATCTACCTGAAGCTGGCGTTACAAGTGATTTAACAGCTGCGTTGGCAGTTGTCAATACCGGTGTTTCTCTACCAAAATAATCGCCATAAACTATTCCGACTTGATATGTTCTTAGTGATTTACAACTTGATTGTGGTGTTCCTGGCTCACTACCTGGAATATTTGTGATTTCAGTGTTTAGTTTAAACTCACCACTAATACCTAAATCATAACCTTGAGAGTAATTACCATAAACTAATCTATTACCAACTACCTCTTGTGCTATAGCTTTTCTAGGCACCGCATCCCAAGATCTAAGCATCTGTGATGATGGAATTGCTCCGTGTAGGTTTTCTGAGTTAAAAGTGTGTACCCCGTGGTGTAGTAAGTGCCCGTCATCTACATTGGAAGCTCCACCATAAGCTATGGCATTCCACTCTGTTGAGTTTGAGTCAAAGCTAGCCATTTTATAAACGTTACTGTGGCTAGAGCTCTTGTACAGTAACTCTACGCCAACAACATCAGCTGGGATATCTTGTGGTACGAAGCCTTTTATTTGTATCTCTTGGGCTCTATTGATCATACCTTTGTTTACGCCTTGCAAGCTGTTGTATACATAAGCGTTTGGCAAGAATGCTGGCCTTGAAAACGGGGAAAAAGTAGAGTATTCACCATCAGTGTATCGATATCTATACCCAAACCTAACAAACTTGTCAGCATACAACCCATCTTTTGCACCTGATATTATGGTGTATGGACTGTTGTCAGAATATTCTTTGTCAGGATTTATATAATTAATAGTAACCTTTAAGCTAAGGCCGGTATATGACCACTTTTGAACCGTACCTTTAATGTCATAACCACCACCACTACCACTACTACCTTGAGTAACGTAAACCGTATCGCCAGCTTTAATACTACTACCAGTCTCACTCGGTATAGTTGAGTAAAAGTATATGTTGTTTCCCAAAATCATTCTCTTGGAGTTTGTACTCGCGCCCCCGCCGGTTCCTTGTTTGTTAAGGTCAGAGATAGATGTAAGTTCACCTATTTCATTGTCACTATTACCGTTTATCACTATTAACGGTGGCTGGTGTGGTGATTTTTTAATAACAGTAACGTGTTCTCTAGATATTTTAACAGTTGAATCAGTGTGACCAAGCACTGGGTGCCAGAAACTACTAAAACGAGTTTCAGGGTTGTATGCATAAGCTCCTCTGTATGAATACGACATACCAGTATTCGGAATAGTTTCATTGTTCTCAGGCACGTGAACCCTACTCTGCATGTGTAGATTGCTAGTGCCTAATATGGAGTTGTCTATGTTAATTTTTTTAGGCTCAGAATAACCATCTGTCCAAAACAACATCTTCTCCACTATATTTATACCTGTTATCTTAGATTGATAGTTAAAGTCTAGAACCTTTGGCTTAGCCATAACTAGTTTGTAAGCACTAGCGTCTGACGGCCAAGCTAAAGAACTACCGGAATATGGTTTTAAACTAGCTATGTTCAACTCATGCTTGTCTCTAATAGAAACGTAATCAATAGTCAATGAAGTGGTTCCATAATTAACAATTAACGCTTGATTAAACCACGTACCGTTACTACCACCAGAACCAGCTACCAAATCAAAGGTATGGAAACCCACGGTTGACACATATGGCGTCGTGATATAACCACCGTACCCATCATAAAGATTTAATCTAACTTTACCTGCTGTACGAGCGGTTATGCTGAAGCTAACTGTGTAAGTTCTTTTTCTCCTTAAATTTATTCTAACATCAGCGTCACCAGGCGTTCCATCATGTTGTGTTAAAACCTTACCACTTGGAACCGCGTTCCAAACCATCTGGTTATTTAAGTGTGATATAGATCCAGTACCGCTACCAGAAGCACCGGTGTTATGAGTCCAATAAGTATCCGTGTTGTCTCCGTTCGCCCAACCGTTATTAGTGAATCCAGCGTCATTAATAATTTGACCTGACGTTACACCACTAACTATACCAGAGTGCGTTAGCGAGTTAAAAGGCTGGTGAGGTATTCCTCCAACGTCGTTTACGTTTACTATTTCCCAAACCATGTCTTTCGTAACAGCATCATGTCGCACTGTTGGTGTAGCCCCTAAAGTTAGTTGTGGTGCCGTACTAGCCATTTCTAACATGTATATATCATTTGCCACAACTTTTGTATCATTTTCTTTATACTCAAATATAGCGTCTTGATAAGCTACAACATCAGCGTTGTACTCTGTTAGTGAAATTTTACCTATTTTAAAAACACTAGTAATTGCTTGGGTCGCGTAACCACCACTTCCCTGTGTTAGCTCTACTTGTATTCTAACGTAGTTAGAGCCATTGTTTCTAGCTTTATCAAATATAAAATAAAACTCTCTATCACCAACACCTTCAAGTTTATCAGAATCATAAGCAGGTCGGTAAAGACCCACTCCTACTACTCCAGTTTCTTGATCGGTACTACCTGTAACGTAAATCTTGCACTTACCAGTTCTAGTTATTGACGAGTAAGAAAATTTATACCTCTTACCGTCAGTTAGTTTTATGTAATTCTCTGGGGTTTGATAAAAAGTAGGGTACCATGATGTACTACCAACTTTATGGCCTATCGTTATAAAATCATCACTATCACTAGCGTTGGTTACAGTTGTATGTGTTGTGTTCCACCCTGGATGGAGAGACGAGGTTTCTTTAAAACTTCCATTAGCAACTAAGTTGATATTAGATCTTTGATCTGCATTCCTAAAATTAAACTGTCTATTATCATCACTATCTCTAGAGCTTGTCATCCAGTATATAGAGCCCTCGCCTTCGTCTTCAATAACACCAACACATTCATTTGGTGCTACGCTAGAGTATTGAACGTAAACCTCCTCACCAGAAGGCATAGACACAGGAGTGTTTATATGAATTGTTTTCTTATCATCACTAACAGATAATATTATAGGCTGTGTATCTTTTAACTTTACACTTATATCATCTATATAACCTAACCCATCTTTATGCATGTAAACCATTATAAGAAGGTTACCTGTAAAAGTAGGCATAAACTCAACTGTAGAGGTAACCCAATCACCACTCTCTTCGAGTAGCTCACCAACCACATCATAATTATTACCACTATCATCTAAGTCTAATAAAAAACGAACTCTCCCCGCACTAGCATCAACACCACCTAGGTACTTCTTCCTAAATGTAGCCACATATTTACTACCACTTACAACAGCTATAGTTTGCCTTATAGAAGAGTTGTCTGTTCCGGTTGTTCTTTCTATGTAGCCATTTGAGTTCCAAGAAAAACCATGAGACCCACTATCCGCTTGGGTAGTCCAACCACTAATATCAGTGTTGAACGTGCCATTTGTTAGTAGCTCTGGAAATATACCCGCAGAGTATAAAAACATGCCAGCTTGTAACTGATCATTAGCCTCGGTAAAAGTTATAGACCTTGAATTAGAAACCGCGGTATCAACAATACTTTTTGTTTCTATATTTTTAGATAGCTCAGATACAATACCGTTTCCTTTTGTGTTTTGCACAGCTCCACTACTAGAATCAGCATTGGATATAATACTTATGTTTAAAGCATCTCTATATTCACCCGCCGGTACAAACCTATCGTCCAAATCTTTGTTCATTTTGGACTCAACGAAATTTCTTTGAAGTTTTTGCATATATTAGCCTTTTAAGTGTTTTCCTTTGCCTCTCATTGAGTCAATGATTTCATTGACCTTAAGGTTTGACAATCTAATTTTAGCGGTTCTAACAGCGCTAAATCTATCTCTTTTAAATCTTGCTATAACATACTCCGGTATATTAGCTCTTGTTGATAAAATACCAGCGGCTATTGATTTGTACATAGCTTCTTCTGCGAACTTGTGAACAATCATCTCAGCGTCAGTACCTAAGCCATCAGATATGTATTTTAATGTTATTGTTTTTCCAGCCATATTTGAACTGAAATGTATTTTGCCAGCGTTGTTGTCTATGTAGTATGTAGGGTAAACAGCAGTTCCATCTACATAATTAGTTACATCGGGGTTTGATGCAGACGCCGCTTTGTGAGCGTCCCAAGTCGCAGAGTCAGTATAATTTAACTCTGTTTCACCAGCGTCAGTCGTATTGCCATCGTTATCGTGGTCAAAGTCAAATGTTCCGTCAGTATTTTGATTTGGGTTGGTTGGGTTAGATGTTTTTCTTGTTGGAAATATAGTTCTCTCTAATCCATCTGTACTTAAAAACGTTAAAGAAGTGTAGTTAACAAAATCCTGTGGTAACAACATTTGAAGTGATGGTGGTAAAGATATCTCCATAGACTTTATAGACTTAAAAGTATCATAACTTAACTCTTGCATGGCTCTCATAGCGTGAAACTGTATGGCTGAACTATTAATACTTGGTATTATATTATCCTCACCAACATAAGCAAATTTAAAGTTATTTATAATATCTTGTATAGAAACAAATTGGTATCCACCAAAACTAGTTCCCGTGTAATAATTTTGTTGTGTTTTATCGTCTAGTAATCCCATTTATTTATGATTTTTCTTGTTGTATTCTTTGTTGTTGTTCTGAAGCACTATATTGGTATAGCCCTTGATCTTGAACTTGTATACCCGCTGTTTTAAGAATTTGCAACACTAATTCAGTTTCCTCAGAAGCGTGTAGTTCAAAGTTTGTAGAGTTAGAACTGTTGTATAAAGCTGTTGATCCACCTTGGCTATCATTAGATAAAACTTCTTCATAAGCCCACTCAACATCACGTGGTCTTCTTATGTAATTACAAACAATATCGTCTGAAGCAAATGTTAGGGTAACATTACTAACAGTTGTTGTTGCCGCGTTTGAAAGTACCAAACCACCTGCTCCAGCAGTTATACTAACCACAGTAGTATTGTCTGGTATACCCGAACCAGTAACTGTTTGCCCAGCTTCTATCCAGCTAAAGTTTCCACCGGTATCTACCGCTGCCGTAGTATCACTATCAGTATCTCCATTTTGCGTGAAGAAAAGAGCCACTTGTTTTGATGGGTAATCGCTGTGTGGGTATATAGTTATTAGTGTTGAAATACCGTCTGCATCCGCTCCTCTTCTAACAAATACTGGTCTCTCTTGACTTGGCTTTGCAAGTAGAACCTTTCCGTATTCTGCAAGCTCTTTTTCTGTATTCTCCTCTATTATATTCGTTCCTGGAAAATAACTACTACCAAACCACAAGACTTCTCCAAGCCTATACACATCAGTGGGTAAATATGAGTTATGTCGACTCGTAACCTTCACCGGTTGATGTCTTCTTTCAAACGGTTGTATTTTTTCTAAAAGTATTTTAACTGGATCGTTATATTGACTAAAATTACTAGGACTTCTTTCTGATTGGTTTAAATCATAAAAGTATTGCTCAAATATCTCCATCTGTGCCTGGTTGGCAAACAAGTTGAATTCCAATGGAGTGATATAACCCCTTTGCTCTTTGTTAGCAATTGCTAAAACTCTTTGATATACTGTGTCTACGTTTACCGGCATAATTTAATGTGTGTTGTATAATATAATCACTTGATATAGCGTTATATTACTATTAGTTTTTTGTAAAAAAAATAGCCACCCCTAAATAGAGTGGCTACTTTAATAGGTTAATTTAAGATAATCTTTTCTCGATAGTCGCAAATACCTCCATACCTTCATCAGTTTTAAACCAAGCAGCTAAAGCTGAGTAAGGGTGCTCGTCAAAAGGAATAGTCATTAATGTTCTACCGTTGGCAGCCCACTTAAATGTTCTTTGATCTTCTGACAGCTTAACTATATTAGCCTCGACAGCTTTGATTCCCATGTTTCTTAAGTGTACATTTTCATCTTCTGCGAGTGCTACAAATGAATCTGGATTGTTTCTTGCAAATACCAATAGATCTCTTCTTAGCTCCTTAGAGCTCATGTTGTTTACTTCAGAGCCAATCTCTACACGCATAACAGCTTCTGCTTGATCTACATCCATCTCTCTAGCCATGTTCATTGCGTCGATTTCAAACTCTAAATTTTCTAAATCATCCTCAGCTTCTAATTCCGGCTTAAACTCATAGTACAAGTTTTCTTTCTTAGGGTGATAAAGAGACATTATTTTTTGTAGAACTGTTTTTTCTTTAGGTACAAATAACATACCGTCAACAAAAGAAATATGCTCTAATCTAGCATTACCCCTGAATTCATCTACAAATGGAGTTTGCTGATTTATAGTGTTAGATATTTCTCTTTCATATCCTTTATCCTTATCAAACCACATAATGTTTTTTGATTGAATAGTATAAGATATAGGTGAGTCGTCTCCTTTTAAGTAATAAATTCTATCTTTTATCTCCCACTTGTTGGAAGTTATTGATTTTGTTGGTACAGCTTCTTGCTGTAACTTTGTTTTTACTGGTGTATCAGAAAATTTGATACTTCCAGTCTCTTGTGTTGTTGCCATAATATAATATAATAATAATTAATAAAAATAAAAGGACCGAGGCCGAAGCCCCGGTTCTTTCAAAGTAAAATTACGCTTTTAAAAGCATAAAGTTGTTTGCACCCTGAGTAACTAAACATCTCTCAGATAAGTAATGCATTTCCATTGCATCTAAAGCAGAAGTAATATTCCCTCCAACTGAACCAGTAGTCCAAGTTTTAAGTTTTCTATTTTCCATTTTAGAAGCTCTGTAACGTACATGTAAGAAAGGACGCTTAAGGTTTCTACCTAAGTTTTGGTCATATACAGACGATACACCAGCAGGAATCATTGCTCCTTTGATGTCGTTATATATCATACCACCTCTTGCTCCTTTGTCGTTTAAGTATTTCCAGTCAGTTTTGTAGAAATCGTAAGATCCACGTCTGAAACCAGAGAAACCTAAGTTCAAAGCCATATCCTTATCATTGTCAAAGACACCGTAAGAAGTACCACCTGAGTAACCAGAGTTAATAGTAGCTAACATATCATCCATTGCTAAAGATAAGTTTCTATCTAAATACATCATGTACTCTTCAATTGCTCCTTGCTCATCAAATCGAGCTAAGATATCATCAAAATCTTGTAAAACAAAAGCGCCAGCTGTAGTAAGTCCAGAACCTACATTACCTCTAGTTGCAATAGCTTTAAACATTCCTTCAGTACCGTGATTACCCGCAGCAGCATCTGTCGCTCCAAATACGTCGTTAACACCTGATGTAGCTACAGTTTTCTCAGCTTCTAACATTGACATTTCAACGTAATCAGTAAAACGAGTTCTTGTATCACCTTCAGCTTTCAAGTACCATAAGTAACCTGATTGTCCACCTTCACCAGCTACTTCAATCCACCCAATTTGAGAAGCGTCAGAACCATTAACGTGGTACTGGTCTTTCAAAATGATAGGTTTATTGTCATAACTTTGCATAGTTGGCTCAACTGCAGCCCCTCTTTTATCAGTTCCTTTTTCATATTCAGAACCATAAACCATAAGAGTACATGTTAATGTGGTAACAGCACCAGTCATTGCAGCACCTACGTGAGTATGAGAGTATGAAGCCACTGTAATAGCAGCAGAATCTACAGCTGATACATAAGCTTTAGTTACCGAAGCAGCATTAGCTATAATTACCGTATCACCTACCCTTACACCATGAGCAGCACCAGTAACGGTTTTCCCATCGATAGTTTTCTCTAAAGTAAACACAGAGTGTGTTGAAGTTGTACCAGAAACAGAACCTGCTGTTGATAAGTACCCCTTGTAAGATAAGTGTAATCTTCCTTGTTCTGTCCAAATAACTTGGTCAGCACTCATTGATTCCTCTGCTCCTACTTTTGATAAGAATCCAGAAACTGTTCTGTTACCGAAAATTTCTGCTTCTTGTGCTACTAGATCAGGCATGTATTGTTGTGCCCAATGATCTGTAGCTGCATCTGTAAAGTCGATATAATTCGACTGTAAAGTTGCTTGTTGTTGGTTTGGTATTAATGAACCATTCCCAACGCCTGTTAAACTTATTGCCATTTTTTAAATTTTTTTAATTAGTTAATTCCTTCTTTTAATTTTAAACGTGTTTCCATCATTCATATCCATAGCTTTGAATTTAAAGCCTCCAGTGTCTTGAGCATCTTGATGTGTTTGCCTAGGTGCCATATCAATGTTTTTTCCAGACTTAATACTGTCTTTCAAAGCATCGGCTTTACCTTGGTTATAAAAATGCTTAGCCATAGAGTCTGCGTTCATAGCTGTGAAAAGAGCTTTGTGGTATCCTCCCGCATCTTCTAGATTATTGTTTTTATCGAGAAACTTCCCAATAAAATTACTAATATCACTTTGCGTTTCTTTTACCCCTCCAGCATCTTTGACTTTATATCTATAAACCTTATCACCAACGTTATATTCGAAACCTTCGAATGATTGGCTGAAAACATCATCTGTTTTCTTTTGGAATATTTCATGTTGTCTCTGAGCTATCTCCTTTCCTGATTTTGACTCGTTTTTGTACTTGTCGAAAAAATCTACAGCTTCTTTCTGCTCTTTACTGAGCTTACTTCCACTCTTGATATCCTCATAGTATTTGGACTTTAACCCGTCCAGGTGGTTTCTAGCCTCAGCAACTTGCTCTTTTAAGGCTAGCTTTTTTCTTTTTGATTCACTTTCTTCAGCATACTCGTCATCATACGAGAATTGATCCTCCATTAAAAAGTTTATTTCTTCGCTTGTTAAATGCGGTTTTGTAGCACTATAATACTCTCTTAACACGACAGCATCATCTACTTCAGAATAATCCTTGTTTAAAGTTACATACTCTTCTACACTACCACCAGTCTCACCCATAAAATCTACAAGCTTCTGAATGTTTTCTGGTAAAGGATCTCCAGTCTCCTCAGACTTAGCTATAGCTTCTTCAGCTATCTCAACTACCTCTTCAACTTTTTCTTGTGTTTCTTCGTCCGGCAGTACTTCTTCTTGTTTTTGTGGGGCGTCGGCATTCTCAGCGCTTGCAACCACTCCGCCGTCGTTAGCGTTATCTTCTTTAGTTTCATTTTCTTCTTGGTTTGTTGGTGTTGATAAATCTATTTTAGTAACAGATGGGTTAATATCTCCAAATGATGGTATGGAAACCTTAGTAACCTCTGCATTGTTTTCTTCAACAGGTTGGTTTGTTTCTTCAACCACTTGTTCTGTAGCTTCTTCTACAGGTTTATTTTGTGTAATTTCTTCCATTACGTTTTCGTTTTCTTCTTGCATAATATAATATAATAATAATTAGTTAGTTTTAATTCTTGTAGAATACTTCTCTTATTGTATCTTTAATGATACCAGTCCAATGCCTATACCTTAGCTTTCTAAATCTTTTCATTTTTAAATAGCTATCATCTCTATCATAAACCTTTGTTACAGCTACAGTGTATCCTATGTTTTCTGTAGCGTGCCAAGTCCAAGGTGGTATGTATAATATGTCGCCTGGTTCCATTACCACTCTATATATCTTACTGTTGATTGATTTTGGTAATCTAAAAAAGTTCTCTTTACTAAAGTTAGCATATTCACCCCAAGCGTCATTTAAAGTTAAATCCTCAAAATCCATTAAATAAACTATTTTAGTACCAACTATCTGATGAAGAACAAAATCATCTTCTACGTGTAAATGTGCTCCTGACTTAGTGTTTCTTCCAACAAATAATAAGTGCTCTCTTGGTTCACCAGGTCCTACGTCTGGATTTATCAAATCATCAAAAATACTAGGGTCAACATTTGTTTCGCTAAGTGGACAATCTGGTAAGTATTCATTTTCATATAAGTTATCTAAGTAGTCATTAAAATCTACTTCAAACTTATTACACTTAGATACTTGCATATCTAGTTCTGAGTTATATCTTTCTATATCTACAACAGCGTTTTGAAACCTCTGTTTAAGATACCATTTGTTTTCCCACGTATCTACAGCGGGCATATTTATAGCCCCACCCTTGTGGAAAAAGGGTTCTTTTAAATTGTATTGCATTAAATTTTATTTTGGGTCAAACGCTCCTAAGCCAAATTGACCATTAAGTATATCGTTTCCTCCTGATTCAAACTTCTGTGGTGGTAGATCATTTTTTCTTTGATCTATCATTTTACTTTGTTGTGTTGCTTGTATCTTTGTTCTTTCGTCTTTCCTGTCTTCCTTACCGTCTTCCCTACCTTTTAATATTTGCATCTCCATTTGTTTCAATTTCATATTGATTTGAAACTCATGGTCCATTAATGCTTTTTTAACCTCAGCCTCTTTCATCATCTTACCCATAGCTAGTTGAGCTTTCATTTGCTCCATTTGTGATATAGCTTGTTGTGATTGTTGTTGCTTCTGAGCTTCTAACTGAGCCGCTTGAGCTTGAGACTCTCTCTGTTGTTCTCCTTGTTGTTCTATTTGAGCTTGTTGTTGCTCTTGCTCTTTCTTTTCTTTTTGTTGACGCCTGTGCTTTAAAACTCTATTAGCTAGTTTTATATTCTTTATCTCCCTTATATCTATAGCGTCATCAAGCTCTATGCTTTGTTGGGATATAGCTTGTTGTATGTTATTTTCTAATAACTGTTTTTCCTCTTCATCTGGTTGTAGATCTATAAATATACCAAAGTCATAAAGATGCAAGTTGCTAAGTTCGTGTAACACACCAACATTGTGAGCACCGATTTGCTGTATAAAAGCATCTCTCGTTGGAGAGTATTCTATAATATCAGATATTCTTAATGATAGTGCATCTGCTATTTCTGAGGTTAAAAACAAATTAGCCTGCAATATGTGTCTTGTTGCTGTGTTTGAATTTGCTGCTGCTAGTTTTTGTACGCCAACTAAAGCCTTGGCATCAGGCGTAGATCCATCTCTTGACTCGTTTAAACCAGTTACATCTCTTATCATCTGTAGATAATAATTATACGTCTGTATTAAACTTTGCATTTTACCACCTCCAGATCCTGTTGATATCTCTTGTATAGGCATCTTAGCTGGGTTCATACCACCTTCAGAAGTGAAACTTCTACCTATAATAGATCCAGTTTGGAAAAACATGTTAAGAGCTTCTTGTGGATTGTAGTTTGTTCCGTTACCTAAATCAATCTCAGCTAAACCATCCGCATCTAAATAAACACCATCTGGAACTACTTTTGCTAAAACTTGTTGTAGTTTTAAGTGTGTTAGTTGTATCATGTCCGCAAAACCAGTGATTCTACCGACTAATGATTCTATTCTGTTCTCATACATTCTAGGAGCAACAACACTATAGTTCATTTTTACTTTAGTAAAATCACTTTTAGGCCTAAGCATATTTTTAGCTTGCTCCCACTTAAGTAGACTATCAGAACCCAACACCATTGCTCCTTCGTATAAAACCTCTATAGCTCTACTTATCTTAGTGTAATCACCCTCTTTATCTTTAGGTGGATTAAATTTATCATCTTTCTTTATAGGTCTTTCTCCTCCGCTAGGCATTTGCTTTACCTTATAAACCTCATTCATGTATGTCTTGTAGTTGAAATATAATATCTCAACGCAATTCTCATCATTATCTGATGATCTAGCTGTAGTGTTAGTACCATAAGCATTTCTAACATCTCTTTTAGCAACTATTTCTTCTAGGTCTTCGTTTGTTAGGAATGGAAACTCTTTAACAACCTCGTTGATAGGTATTTTTTTAACCTCCCCTATATAGTATATATCTTCAAAATAAGGTGAATCTGTTCTAGAGTACACCAAATTAGCTGGATCAACATACTCAACCTTAGCGCCTTCAGATGTGTTAAACACTGTTTTGTTAGCTCCAATGCCTAAAACAACTAGATCTTGTAGTGTTCTTTTTCTTATTAAATCATACTTACTACCATCCATCAAAGTGTTTATAGCTTCTTCTTCAGCTATCTCAACGTTCTGTTTGTATGTTAGCTGCATGTGAAGTTCTAGTTCCTCTTCGCTACCAGGTATCTGCGCTGGATCATTGTGTAACATTGTCATACCAAACATTTCCTCTGCCTGTGAGTTTAAAGCACTAAGCTTCATATCAGCTAACAGCTCCTCCATATAGTTTGTTCTTTTCTGAACCCCATAAGGATCTCTAGAGTAAGCTTTTATATCATATAACCTGTCAGCCATACCGTTTACAACAATATCAACAAACTTAGGTATAATAGGTACTGGTTTCCAATCTAAATTAAGATATGACAAATCACCATTAGTGGATAACTCATCTTTGTATTTCTGTATACTCTGCTCTCCTCTAGCGTATAACCTTAACTTATGAAATGTGTCTCTACTGTTAGTAAATCTTTTATCTTGAAAACTAGTGTTACCAAACCACTCGTTCTCTATAGCTTTCCCTACTTTTAATCCATAGTCATAGCTCGTCTTCTCAACGTCACTAACTACCTGACTAGGAAACCCACTATGTACACCTGATTTAGCCATATTTATTGTTTAATTATTCTTGAATTGAAACCTTTGTTATCGTATTTAGTAAAACCGAAGTTACTAGGTTGTCTTTTAATGTCTTGGTTGGGCGTATACAAGTTTCTATTGCAAGCCATAACAGCTAGACCAGAACTTATAGACGCATCATGCTTTGTTCTTTTGTTTATATCAAATCTACTCCAATCGTTAAGAGTATCGTTAAAACATATGTTACCGTAATTACCCTCACTTATATGTCCAACGTGATCGTTTATATACATCTCTATCGCAGCCGCATGAGCTTGCTTTATATCTTCAGACGTATTTGGTATACCGCCTATTTCTTTCTCTGTCACCGATAGTTTGTTCCAAACTTTATCTGGTCGGTTCATAGAGTAACCTCTGTAACCTCTTCGCCTTAAATAGTACAAGAGACGAGGTTTATTGTTCTCTGCTAATATTGGCATCCCGTAAAACACTAAAGCCATTAGAACGTCCTCAAAAAATATCTCAGCCGTTTGTGGTCTGGCTAAGTATTCTAGGAAAAATTCATTAGCAGGAGCATCTTCCATGCTAAACTTAGTTAAACCGTGTAAAGCTCCCTTAGAACCTACGCCGTCAACAGTTCCTGATATATCGTAACTATCACATCCAAATGCACCCATATGTTCGTTAGCAGGAAATTTCATGTTCTGCTTTATTACATGTTGGTTCTGCATATGCAAAGGTGGCGTCCAACTTATATTAAACCTACCTTTGGCATTTGGGTAAAATACAACCTTACCGTCTTTGATTCCATTTGCCCATTGAAAATTACCTCTAGTAACGCTTAAATTCCTTCCTAACTCTTCGTTGTAATCAATTTGCTCGTATATCTTAACTAAGTTAAATAAGCTATTCTTAGTCTCATCTCTAAAAGCATGCTCTGTTGTTCTTGGAAACTGGCGGTAAAATTCATTTAAAGCATCTTGATCATCTTTTAAACCATCTACTTCGTTTTGCCAGTTATCTATTACACCTACATCTATTAGTTCACCGTCTGGTGCAAATCTATCGACATCAGGAGTAGTGAAAACTGGAACTCCGTGCTCATCAATAAAGCCTTCGTAGTTCCATTCCATTGGGATAAACAAAGAGTATAAACCAGACTTTGTCTGACCATTTCTGTTTCTTTTTGTAATGTCTGAAGCATTGTATAGTTTTTTAAAATTATCACCACCCTTGTCTAAAGCGTTTGATGTTGATCCCATCATGCACTTACCTATAATCCTACTACCTAATCGTAAACATGTTTTTGTAACCCTCCAGTTATTAAGGATATTATCTGGTCTTTCCCACTTACCGCTCTCATCGTGTACTAATAGAGCTAGTTTTTCACCATCATAACTATTATCTCCAGTGTTTTTCCAGTCAATCGTTGTATCTAAACCTTCTATTTCTTCTAACCCATCTGTAGCCGCCATTTTCTTTCTAGTAAACTTACTGGCTGGTACTCTATAGGCTAACTCAGACTTTGGTCGATCCATACCATCTTGTATCGGTTTGAAAAAGAATGGGTAGTTTATACTTATGGGAACAACCTTGTCAGTAAACATCTTCTTAGCATCTGACCCTGATTTGGATAAGATACCATACCTACTATCACTCGATATTGTTGCTAAGTTAACAGTTTCAGCGGATGACATAAAAGAAAAACCGGATCTTCTATTTTTAAGGTAACACATTCCATAACATCTCTTATCGGCCTTGCAAGCTTCCCAAAATATAAAGAACAATCTATTAGCATCTCTAAAGTCAGGTGCACCAACATCAATCTTGCTCCACTGAAGATACATGTAGTGCGCGCCGGTTATATAAGTGGGCTTGTTGTTATTGGTAAACCAAAAACCCTCTTCTCTTCTTCTAAACTCTTCGTCTATGTAATCAAACCACTTCTCCTTCTTATCAGCTGGATAGTTTCTCCAATCAAATATGTTCTTGATGCGCTGTAGCTCCTTAGGATACTCCTCTTTAACCCATTTGTTTTTCTTGTGTTTATATATGGATTTGGATTCTTTTGGCAGAGCGATGCTTAAACCTTGTATTTCTAATATAGTACCTATTTGACCACTTCTAGATATAACTATAACATCATGATCCTTGTCATAACCATACTTCCACTTTTTCTCCTTGTTGAGCTTATTTATAGTTGTGTTCTTTATAGGTTCAACTACTTTATAGAGGTTTTGTTCATATATCATTTTGACCTACCTTCCGCAAATCCTCTGAAGATTGTTTTCTCTTCTTCTTTAGATGTTCTACCTTCAATAATATCTTCTTCCTCTTGTATTCTATTAAGTATTTCAAAAGCATCAAATATCGCGAGTTTTTTAGTGGCGGCAGCATTTTTAAGTCTGTCTGCTGTAATATCATCACCGCTATCGACGATAGCTGCTTCTGCCACTTTAATAAGTTCTTCAACCGCTATGTGTCCAGCTTGGATTATACTCTTCTTCGTTTCCTTGATATTCATATTTAATTGTAATTGCATTAGTGGGAACTCGGTATAACCTCTGCCCGTCTATTATAAACTCATATTCTGAATTAGGTGCAAACCCAACCAGAGAGTTTAAATATATATCTTTATCCATCAAGTCTGGATCTATATGTTTTATAACACCTTTTAGAGGCGTTTCCTTGTCCATAGAGAACTTATCTGTATTTTCTAATGGTTGTATAAAGCTAAAGCCTTTAACAGCTCTCCAGACGTCATTTCTTTTATAAGCGAATATTTGATCTGGCATAACAAAATACATGTCTTCTTTATAAAAAGACTTTGAGTTTTGTTCTCTATTCTTAATATCTTTCCATCTTCTAAAGACATTGTGATGTACTATAACTTCGTCACCTTGTCTAACCTCTGTACAACCTACTGTAGGTGTCTCTAAAACTATAGCATTTCTACTAACGTTTTGGTGAGTAAAGATCTCAGTGTTTAATATAAGATCTTTATCACCTACTTTTTTAATATTGTTGTATCGGGTTTCTTTTGGTTTGATTATAAAATTGGTTACACTTTTCATTAATAGTCCAAGTTATACTCAACTGATATGGCCATGTTTTTGTTGAAGTCTTTCCAAGGTAAAACATTTACACCCTTCTTTATAAATACAGAGTATTTATCTTTGTTTTCAACAATGCAATCTATAGTGTGACCACCATAAACCTCTTGCCCTACAGAGTAGTGCATCGAGTCATTTTTATAATCTTTACCTATACTAATCTTTCTTACTAGGCTCATCTTCTTTTATTTTCTCTATAGAACCATCAGTAACATTTATACTAACTTTTCCGTAAGTATTTTCTAAATCATCTTGAATTTTTTTAAGTTCTTCAGATTCAATTATAGCTGCTTGATGTAGTAGTTGGTGCTTTTGCACTTCCACGTCTCCTATGCTTAGTTTTATTTGATTTAACTTACCAATTACACCTTGTAATTCTTCTAATTCTTGTTTTTTAATTTTTTTTGCCATTTTATTATATTTAATTATTAATCCTATATATATTAATCACTTATTTATAGTGATTTGTAAACTACCTAGCGGTTGTTAACAACCCGTTTTTAAATGTATACGTTACTTTACCTACAGCAAAGCTAGCTGTTGCACCGCTTACTGAGGCATCACTACCCGCTGCACCGGTTGCTCCCTGTGGTCCAGTTGCTCCTTGTGATCCAGTATTTCCTTTCGCTCCTGCAGCTCCCGCAGCTCCAGCGGCTCCGGCAGGTCCTTGTGGTCCTGTTGCTCCTGTACCTCCTTGTGGACCTTGTGATCCAGTATTTCCTGTTTTTCCATCACCTCCAGCTGCACCAGTATCACCCTTGGCTCCAGCGGCTCCAGCAGGTCCAGTTGGTCCTTGAGAACCTGTACCACCTTTAGCACCCGCAGCACCCGCGGCACCAGTATCACCTTTTGCACCAGCAGATCCTTGAGGACCTGTTGACCCAGTGGCACCTTTAGCTCCAGCAGCTCCATTTGATCCATTGCTTCCAGCGTTACCAGTGTCACCCTTTGCACCAGCTGGCCCTGTTGGTCCTGCTGAACCTGTACTACCTTTGGCACCAGCACTACCGTTTGAGCCATTACTTCCAGCGGCACCGGCTGAACCCGTACTACCTTTTGGCCCCGTTGGTCCTGCTGAACCTGTATCTCCTTTACCACCCGCGGCTCCGGCTGACCCGGTGTCACCCTTATCTCCTTTACCACCAGCAGAGCCAGCAGCTCCGGTATCACCTTTGTCGCCTTTTCCACCATTCGATCCATTGCTTCCAGCACTACCTGTAGCGCCTTTTGCTCCAGCTGGTCCTGTTCCACCTGCGTCACCAGCGTCTCCTTTAGCCCCAGTTGATCCTGTACTACCTTTTGCACCTGCTAACCCGTTGCTTCCATTTGATCCAGCCGAGCCAGTATCACCTTTCGCGCCTTGTGATCCAGTAGAACCTTTATCACCTTTAGCCCCATCGTCTCCGTCAGATCCCGCAGAACCTGTGCTACCTTTTGGACCAACGCCTCCTGTTGCACCAGCGTCTCCCTTAGGTCCTTGTGACCCGGTACTTCCTGTATCTCCTTTATCACCTTTTGCTCCAGCACTTCCTGTATCTCCTTTATCTCC